AGATCGATATAATGGCAACGGCTCTCAAGAGCTGCCAAATGGTCCTGCAGTTTCTTAGAGCGTACATTCTCGAACTTCAAGTTCGTGATAAAGATAGCACCACCCTTGAACTCAAACCGGTCAGGGATACCCTCGCTTCTAAGGATGCGGCTGTCAGTGTTCCACGAGATAGTACGCTTCTTGGAACTGTCCAAAGCGGCCTTCAAGATGTTCAGTGCGATGTCGTCCAAAAGGATACTGTCGCAGTCATCAAACACAAGGATGTTCTTGGCGTCCGAAAACTTGTAGAGCTTGCTATATAAACCAATGGCACTCATAGCACCCTTGACGATCTCGTACTTGGGCTTGCGCTGACCCATCATGTCAAACAGGTCGTCCTTGGCCAGTACTTCTTCGACACCAAAGCTCTTGCCCACACCCGGGGGGCCTGTGACGATCATAGCACGAACATCACCCTGTTTGACTGCTTTGGTCATCTCTTTGAGTATGTCAAAGCGCATACGAGTACGCTCGATGATCTGTTCATCAGTTTCGTGAGCTACAGCCTCATCACTGATCTTGACCGTAGTGAAGTCAGTGACTTCTGCGGCGTTTTTGGATTTGCTCTTAAGAGCAGTCAGCATAGAAACTCCTGCAGGGATAGGCTTAGCAGAGCCCGCAACATTGTAGGCACCCTGGCGGCAACGGACACGGATTGAGCGATCAGGGAAGCCTGGCTGTCCGCCACCTTCCACAGTGACATAGCCTTCGCCACTCTTGGAGACTTTGTAGTCTTCTACTAGTTTGAAAGTGAGCCCACCGACGTTAGTGGGTTGGCCCTTGATGTTGTACCAGCCTTCAGTAAAAGTGATGTACATTTGCTTCGCTCCTAAGTTATCTAACATAGCCTCTAGTATATTACCATTTGGGGCTGTTGTCAACCCCAAACAGTAATAACCCTACGGGTCGTAGGGTTAAGCGTCCTCTGCTAGTAGTGCTTCGATGCAGTTTTGGGCCAGGGCATCTGCGAGGGGAACCAGTCCCCCTTTGATCAACGCGGGCACATGATACACGGCACCCACGTACCAAACCCCCTCCTGCATGACATAGTAATACTCGCAGCCACAGCCCCGGACCTGCTCTAGGAACTCTTCGAATGTGTGTGCTACCTGATAGCCCACGTCCTCTTCGCCGCGATCCTTATAGAAGTTCATCTCGTCGATGGTGGGCTGCACACCCGAATTATCCCCACGTGCGACCAGGGCATTCGCAGCCACAGAGTCGTAATGCTTGTGCAGGATCTCGCCTGTGTGATCTAGATAGCCGTCAAAGTGGCAGTACACTGATTTGCACACGGTGCCATGCATGACACCTACTCGTGAACGTGTTCCCATTTCATTCGCTCCTTTTAGTTAACTTAGCCTCTAGTATAGCACTCTCGGCACTGGCTGTCAACCCCTACATTGACCAGTAGGTTTCAGTCGAAGGGTCGCAGGATCGCCAGGTGTTGACACTTTGTGTGAACTCTTTGCCAGTGATAAGATTGCGTTTAGTCTCTGTCTTTTCGACATGCTGATGGAAGTACTCAGCATCAGCGTAGCCAAATTGGAACAGAGGACCATCGTTGCTGATGTCATGGAAGTGATGGGTGATGCTGCCGCGCAGATGCTGATTGTGCTTACGGGTGATCCAGGCCTTGGCGGCCCGAGGAGTCTTACAGGTCTTTTGGATCACTGTAGTCTCTTTGTCGTAGACGTACCACATATCAATCTCCTCTGATGTCTGTGTTAAGTGTGGGGCGAACAGTGCGTCGGATCTCTACTTCACGCTTGTGGGCCGCAGCCTTGCCCCGGACGATCTCATGCACTATGATCTCGATCATGCCCTTGTCCGCGATGTCTCGCAATGCTGCGCACAGGAGCCAATTCTTGGTTTCAGTTTTGGCACGATACCAGTGCTTGGCTGCTCTAGCGCGAACGCTCTTATTAACAGTGCTCTCTGTCTTGGCAGTGACGCCGATGTAGTTGCCCTGCGGCACCCGCAGTTCGTAGATGATGTGATTACGGTCAGTTCTTTTCGCTCTCATAGTTTGTATATTATAGCACCGTCTAGACACGCTGTCAACCAAAAAAAAACGGGTGTTGTGAAAACGCAACACCCCCTAAGTCGGTTAGTGCTTACTTAGATCTCGTCCGAGCGCCGGCCCCCCAGCTCGTAGATGCTGCCTACTAAGTTTTCATAGTCAAAAAATGCCACTTCATCTCCCCCACGCAGGTATAGCACTACGCCCCCCACGTTGTCGCTGTCGCAGCCCCTCAAGTATTCTGCTGCTTCTGTCTCGAACTGCTCTGTGTAGAACTCTGTTGAGTCAGAATCCCCGTGCAGTCCATGCTCCCATTGCGCCAAATAATTGTGCGTATAGCGTTTTGACATTGTGTCGCTCCTCTCATGTAAAAACATAGTATAGCAGCCTTTGTCCAAAATGTCAACCATTTTTTTACTGAGCTAAGACCCTTGCTGCAAAAGGGTTGTAGGGTGGTAGGACCGACCGGAATCGAACCGGTATGCATTTCAGCGAGGGATTTTAAGTCCCTTGTGTCTACCTATTTCACCACGGTCCCACATGCTGCTGTTACGTATGTGGCCCGCCCTGCAGGAATCGAACCTGCGGCCCACAGCTTAGAAGGCTGTTGCTCTATCCCCTGAGCTAAGGGCGGATTTATGGTGGGCCCCCCGGGACTTGAACCCGGACTCAACGGATTATGAGTCCGCTGCTTTAACCAATTAAGCTAAAGGCCCTATAACTAGTGTTGTCAATCCTTGTCAGTGTGTGGCTGCGTGACTTCTGGATTCCACGCTGCTACCATCCTGTGCAGGGGTTCCATGTGTTCCTGGAACACCGAGGGCGCAGCTTCAGCAGCACGTTGTAGATCCCAGTCTGTGGGATAGTGTCTAAGAATGCTGCGAGCCTCTTCGCGCACTGAGCTGGGCACACGTGGATATTCACCCGAGGCTAGCCGCTGCAAGAAATCCCCTGCATAATTAACCGCTCTATATCGTTCATCTGGTAATGTCAACTCTCTGCTCCTTGCTAGTGCCAGTTTCTCAAGCATGTATATATTATATGATCAAACAGAGATCCTGTCAACCGCTATTTGGATCTTAGATACTGTTGGGGCACACGATAGTTCCATTTCTGCAACCAATAGTAGACACGGGCTGATATGCCTTGATTGGCTAGATCTAGGAACTCTGCGGCCACGGATCTGCTGGTAGTGCTGATCATGAGGCCGCCTCTGTGGTCATAGACCCTATAGGTATACTGTAGATCTATCATCGTCGCTATACAGTAAGGAGCCATGGATAGTCTAGCAGCGGGGCCTATAGCCAAAAAACGGTAGTGATCAGACTGAGCATGGTGATCAAGATCATACTGCGATCATCATGATCCCTGCTGGTGATGAATTCTGCGCCCAATATGATCAACCATGGCAACAGTATGGCAGCTATGATCACGGTGTTGACAGCAGACATAGATCGCTCCTATACTGTATATATCATGATAGCTACCATAGATAGGATCACGCACAGCGGGGCCACTGTACGAAACCCCGGGAATGGTGGCGACCCAGTGGTTTCTATCATGATTTCCACAGTGGAGCTAGAGTCGAGGTCGGTGGTTTGAGAGGCTAAGCTCAAATAGTCACACAATTCCACACTTTGTCACACAGAACCACACAAATCTGCACTCTATCTCGCCCCCGGGCCTGCGCAGCGGCCTCTACACGCTGGTCAGGCCACAGTAAATCACACTTACTGAATAATATTTCAATCACGCACAGCGGGGCCGCTGGCGTTTTCACAGTCTTCTGCCCATACATACAACAATAAGAATGTGGGCATCAACAAGATCCACATCCACAGATCACCCTGTCGCATCGTGTACACAAGACTGATCCAGTATATCCCAAATATCAGCCATTTCATAGTTCTCTCCTACGACACTCTGAAACCAGCTTGCTTTTAACTATGTCAAAGCGTCTCTGCCATAACTGTTGATTATCTCTACACTCACGTTCTGTGCTGTACACACTGTGCTCTACCGAGTTCTCAGGATACTGCAACCAAAATACCAAGACCCACAGCATCATCTGGGTATCCTTACGCAACGTGCAGCAGTTCGGAACTTGTCGACTTTGAACTCCCGCTGCACACGATCTCTCTGCTGCTGGCACTGCTCCAGTGTGGTCATCGGCAGTTGCAGCAGACCTCTGCTCTGTTCTATGTTGCCCACGGGCTCAGTCATAGCCATACTTATCAGCAGCATCCACATGTTATTTCACTCCTTTACTTAGACACAGTACTTGAAACTCTCGGATTTCGGGCTGTATCCATCTAGCTCTGGCCTGCCAGCAGTCTTCATAGTTTCTGTATTCTTTCGTGTACACATTCACAGTCTGGCTGGCTAACCATAACTGTACACTCAGCAGCCACATTACTTCACACCCCGCTTGTTAGCAGTTTCCTGCATGCCTGCCTGTATCATCTTTTTAAACATCAACACCACACGTGATTTTTCTTTTTCACTGAGTATCTTTACCAGGGCCAGTTTATCATCATAGCTCTTGGCATCGTCCAGGAATCCTTCTGGCACGGTTAACCGAGATTTTTTCTTCTTTTTCAAATCGGCTTTGAAACGGTCCAAATCTGATTTATCCGTCATCATCGTCTCTTTGGGTTATCCATATTACCGTGCGGATCATGATCACGCCCAACACTAGCGTATTCAATGCAGCACACAGACCTGTGATAAACTGTATCATCGAATATTTATCCGGGATTCTGCTGCACAATTTTTTATCGCTACCGCTCTGCTTCGCAGTGAAAATTTTGCGTGCCTTCGGCGGCCTAAGATCTTCTCTGACCTTTTGACAAAATCCCATAAATAAAGGGTCAGAGATCAAAATTCATGATACCATTAAAAATACTAAGAATCACACCCAGAGATTCCGATTTCCTGGAGGGCAGAACAGGAGCTCGCGGAGAGATCTACTACGATGAAGGCACACATGCCCTGAGGCTCTATGATGGAGTTCTGGAGGGGGGACGCAGCCTCATGCGAGCAGATCTCAGCAACAGCGAAGTTCCAGTGGTCAAGTTCTTTTCTGGAGACACAGCACCACTGAGTCCCGCTGTGGGAGATCTTTGGTTCAATACCAACAACGGCAGTCTGTACATACGCTGGAACGATGGCAACAGCACACAATGGATACAGCCCCAGAGTCCCACTGTGAGTGCGGGTGGAGGGGGCGGATCGGGTGGGGTGCAGTCAGGATCAGCGGGCCGCATAGCCTACTACCCTGCCACGGGCACAGAAGTCAACGATCTCAATCAGCTGTCGTGGAACTCGGGCACTGATACACTGAGCCTCACGGGCCAGATCACTGTCAGCGGACAAAAGAACTACATCAGGTTCCATTGGGATACCCTGGCGGATCTCAACTCACAGGCTCCCGCAGCCACATGGCATGGCATGGTAGCACACGTACACGACACAGGACGACTGTACTATGCACATGCGGGATCATGGATACCCGTGGCCTTAGAATCAGAACTGCCGGATCTTGGCAGCATAGAGTTCGCGGCCACTGCGATCAGCACCGCAGACAGCTCAGCCATAGAATTCACTGGACCAGTGATATTTGACAGCGACATCACCGTGGGCAACGACATCATATTCCCCGATGGTACTAGGCTGTTTTCAGCTACGGGAGTACAGGGACCTCCAGGGCCACAGGGTCCATCGGGCGCCACAGGCGCAGGCACAGGTGATGTGGTCAGTGCGGGTGGGAGCTATGTAGACAACAGCTTGGTTCGCTATGACGGAACCACGGGCACTATCATACAGACCAGCACTGCCACACTGACAGATGGAGGTCTGCTCACAGCCACGAACTTCTCAGGGGGTGGCGCAGCCATAACAGCCCTGAATGCTGCCAATCTAGGATCAGGTACCATACCCGATGCACGTTTTCCTGCCACCCTGCCTGCAGTAAGCGGAGCAAATCTCACAGCATTACCTGCAACACTGCCCGCGGCTAGCGGAGTCAATCTCACTGCTTTAAACGCAACACAATTAACATCGGGTACTGTTCCTGTGTTAAGATTGGGTGCGTCTGGCACTAGAGATGCTACTACTTATCTCAGGGGAGACAATACGTGGGCCGCGGTCAGCGTGGGAGCCAGTGCGCTGGATGATCTCACTGATGTGATCATCTCTGCACCTTCGCTGAATCAAGTGTTGAAATATAACGGCACCAATTGGGTCAATGACACAGATGCCACAGGCGCGGGGGTGGCCAGCAACAGTTTTGAAACCATAGCGGTAGCTGGGCAAAGCTCAGTGGTAGCTGACAGCGGCACTGATACGCTGACCCTGGTAGCAGGCACTAACATAACCATAACCACCAATGCCAGCACTGACACCATAACCATCAACGCTTCGGGAGGCAGTTCTAACAGTTTTGAAACCATAGCGGTAGCTGGGCAAAGCTCAGTGGTAGCTGACAGCGGCACTGATACATTAACACTGTCAGCGGGTACCGGCATCACTATCACTACCAATGCCAGCACTGACACCATAACCATAACCAACAGTGTCAGCGCATTCACTGGTCTTACAGATGTGGTCAATACTACCATGACCATAGATCAGGCCTATCTGCCAGCCATAACCAGATTGACTGTGTCCAACAATGCCAGCAGCTCATACAGCTTTGATCAGTATGGTGCGCTGACCAACCCCACTGTCTATGCTATCAGCGGAACTACCATAGCTTTCAATCTCACTGCCATCGCAGGTCATCCATTTTTGATACAGACCAGCGGAGGTTCTAACTACAACACGGGTCTGGTGCATGTCAGCACCAATGGCACGGTACAGACAGGATCTTTGGCCCAGGGCCAGACCAGCGGTACACTGTATTGGAAGATACCTTATAATACCACAGGCAGCTATAGATATCAGTGTTCTATACACGGTGGCATGCAGGGTACAATCAGCATCAAAGACATAGCCACGATCTAAAGGATAGAAAATGCCACTGAATTTCCCCAATAATCCCACAGCCAATGTAACAACATATACGTCGGGCAGTACCACATGGCTATGGACAGGGCTGGCCTGGGAAGCACAGCCAGCTAGTATAACCGCGACCACAGTGGGTTTGGAAAATGTTACCAATGAAAGCAAAGCTACCATGTTCGCTAACCCCACATTCACTGGCACGGTCAGTGGCATCACATCAGCCATGGTGGGACTGGGTAATGTTACCAATGAAAGCAAAGCCACTATGTTCACCAGTCCTACATTCACTGGTCCTGTACAATTAGCTGTTTATGCCACTACCATAGCAAGAGATACAGCAATTCCCAGCCCGACTCCAGGTATGATGATTTACGTGACTGGAACAGGAATGCAAGTCCGTGGTGCTACAAGCTGGAACACCATTGCCGGATCTAGTTCCTAATGATATTCCAGGGTAAGACCGTGATTGAATTAAATACTTTCATGAAACGAATCATACTTTTATTTTCATTGGTTTTATTAACTGGTTGTACTACCGTACAGAATTGGATTCCTAGCTTTTGGGATGATAATCAAAGTGCTAGAATCATTGATGTTAGATTACGAATAGATAGATTAGACTGCAAATCTGAACAATTACCTCAGATCAAAGAAATACGTGATGATCTGCGTTGGTTTCAACTGTATTCAGAAAGCAAAGGTAAACTACAGAAAGATGTACTGAGATTAATAGGTCCTATGCAAGAAACAGTAGAAGACATGTTTAAACGAAACTCAGAAGGCAAAGGTTCGGCTACCTATTGCGAACTTAAAAAGAAAATCATGCAACAACAGGCTGATAGAGCAGCTGCCGGTATACTAGGGAGATGGTAAGAATGGAACAATTACAAGCATTAAGTACCTGTGGACGCCCGTGGGCTGAACAACGTGCTCAGATGGCTTTGGCAATCATGGAGCAGTATCAGGGCGGTGGACTAGACGAAAGCGAATATCAAGAGCTGATGAGAGATCTAATACGTTCAGACAGACTGAATGAAGAAGCAGATGATATTGATATTAAAAATATTCTTGTTAGCTGCATCATGATAGGAGCTAAATTAGCTTAATTGCATGCCACCAGTAGTACAATGAAAGACTATGATGATTAAGACCAGTGTCCTGTAGATTTTTTTGATTGTTGTTCAACTACTTCCCATATCTTATCTGCCAAGTCTTCGGTACCATCATAGTGATGCCATTTGATAGTAAACCAATAATGTTGACTTTCGGACAAATGATTTGAAAGTCCCTCCCAATAGAAATCTTCAAAATCCCATGCTATACATATATTTTGTATACTATTGATATTACCTTCTTCTGGAAGAATATCTTGATGATTGTTATGTTGTTGCCATAGATCATATAACATAAATTCACTGAAGTTTTTATTATTGGTAGGTTCGAGTTTTTTGTTTTCCTTAGTACCTTCATTTTTAAATTCGTAAAATCGCTCTATGTCATTCAGCAGGTCAGGAATTCCTCCCCAAAATTGCAAAAGTTCACGAACATGTTTTGGCTCCCAGGCTACAGGAGGCATGAGATTTCGAAACAGTTTACTTGAATTAATACCTTTCTGTTTACATAATATTTCTGTACTAAGAAAGTGTTCGCAATCTTTTTTTATTTCCGTGCGTAAAGGCATTCTATGCATTAATGGGTGCCAGGGTTTGACTAACCAATTTTTGCTGTCTAGGATCACGACAAAATCTCGATCAATTTCGTGGGCGAGCCAAAGTTTAAAGAATTGTTGTCTCCAATATCCGGGATATTGATTTATCAGATCGGAATGCGTAAGATCCGTTTGATCTAAAACATGGACACGTAATTTTCCTGTACCAAGAGGCTGGATATACCTTTCGTACCAGGTATGCCAACTGGTAGTATCTCGCTCATTTACAAAGATCCACCAATCTGTTGGAAGACACAATGCGATCATGCTGCGATATTGACGTTCAAAACACCAGCGATCCCTATTACAGGTTATTGTAAACACACCGTGAGAAGGAACGGGTAAAGCAACAGCAGTTTTTAACATGATTTATTTATAACCGATAAATATTTGACTATGAGAATTTCTGAAATCCTAAACGAAAATATCTTTACCTGTGATTATCACAAGGTCATGGATGCTGTGGCCGCACTCTATCAAGAACATTATGACATTGACATTTGGAGTAATGCTCAAGCCCACGATGATGCCGCAAAGGTTTTGATGAAAGAACACCCTACAGAAGACGAGCTCGACTTCATCATCGATACTTCAGAACTTCCGGAACGTTTTATTGAATTAGACTTTCCTCTCAACGACGAAATTATGTACGGTATTCAAAGTGATGAAACCGCAGTGGCAGAAGAACCAGCGAGTCGAGATTTGTGTACTTCAGGCAAACCCGATTCTGCACTCGGAGCCAGTCAATTAGCTTCTTGTAAAAGTCAGGGGTATAGAAGTAGAGATGGTGGAAAAAGCCACAAAGTGGGTTCAGAAAGAATCAAAGTCCGCGGCAAACGTATTAAAGGAAAAAAATACGGCGGACCATTACCAGATTGGTCATGATACCTGATATCAACATTACAAATTTATTAATAGCGCCTCCAGCCATACCTGATCCAAGATTTAAAAATACTGTACTTATGGTGACACATAAGAACAGATCTGGAACATTTGCTCTATGTGCAAATAAACCAACAGGCTTTGGATTAGATGAAATCTTAGAAGATTCAAATTTAAACGTATCACATCCGCCAGCCATACCTGTATTTTGGGGAGGGCCTGTTAGTTCTAATAGTCTATGGATGTTGCATTCGTCAGATTGGATCACTGAAAATTCTGTCAGTATTTCATCTGAATGGGCTATGACTTCTTCAAAAGAGATGTTTCATAATCTCACCGACGGGGATACACCAAAATATTTTAGAATATTGATGGGATATTGCGCTTGGAGTCCAAATCAGCTAGAAGGTGAACTGGGAGGATCTGCTCCTTGGAAAAAGGAACATAGTTGGCTTGTTGCCAGTAATTTAGGACCGGAGTGGTTGTTAGATCAAGATCACGAGGACCTATGGGCCAGTGCTACTACTCTGTGCTCGCACCAGGCTGTCGATAGTTGGCTTTAATTTTTTCAGCAAATACCTGACATTCAACACAAAGTTGCACACCTGGAATAGCTTTCCTTCTAGCCTCAGGAACTTTTTCTCCGCAGTCTTGGCAAATTTTAGCCGAAGGTTGTTGGCGTTGTTGCGCCAACTTGTTTTGAACTTCGGCCAAAGCATCCATGTTCATTCGTAGGCTTTGTATCTGCGCTAATTCTGCCTCTTCTTCGTTATTATATTCAAATTTATTTAGATCGCTCATTTGTCTGATTCTTTGATAATAGTTAACACACCATTTCTATATTTTTTATACTTAGTCCAATTATCTTTGGTAGTGTCCCACACTGCCCATTTCAATAGAAACGACAGAATAATCGCGCCGCCCAACACGGCGATCCAGGGACCCCATTCTCCGCCTAGAGTCCATCCCACACCCTGTAGGAATGCTGCCAACATAAAAGCCCACTGCCAAAGTTGAAATTGCTGACATTGCCAAACAACAAAGTTCCAAAGTTCTCGCATCATTCGTCCCAATCTGTTTTAGATTTTCTCCCCAACCTTAAAACCACGAAACCGCAAGAATCTTGGGAAACGGAGACTGTAGGATCCATCTTGATTCTGGGTGATTGCATCTGCTCGCACTTCCACAACCTGTCCAGGTAGCGTATCACGTGAATCCCAATACTCGCTACGATCGCTATCGCTAAAACCGCTACCAACATTGACCTGTATCTCACGGCTGTTATCCACACCGCGGCAGATAATCGCACCAAGACGGCCCATATTCCTTCCTGTACCTTCTTCAACATCTGTGATCTCCAATGATACTTCAATGAAAGGCTTGGCCTTGAGCCAATTTGTGCTGCGTTTACATTGATATTTGGCGTTAGGATCTTTGATCATTATACCTTCATAGCCTGCTTCTACCATTTCTTTCATGTAGTCTTTGAATTCAACCTCATCTGTAAACACATCTAGATCGAATTCACGCTGGGGTACTATGTTGATAAATCCGCTGTCTGCGAAAATATTTTCAAAGTTCTTCAAGAATTCACTGCGTCGGCGTTGCGCCATCACAGATTGTCCTTGTTTGAATTCTACAAGCGGTATGATATCAAACAGATTAAGAACAGCATCGTTGGCACTAACATTTTCCTTTCTATGTACCTGTTTCATAAGGTCCTGGAAGGATGTACTCATTATCTCGCCATCTAAGACATATGATCTGCCAAATTCATCCATAAACCCTGCAAGATATTCTGTGATATGGCCAAAATTTTCTAAGACCTTGCCATTGCGTGTGTATTGTATAACTGTGCGCTGCTCATAATCAATCACAGTAAGACATCTTACACCATCAAGTTTTGGTTCAACAATTTTTTTGCCTGTAAGTTTCTTTTCGTGATCTGAGCTATCATGACTAAGTTGGCATTCAAACACCGGCACCGAATACTGAGACTTTTTTTGTTTTTTAGCAACAGTATTAACTGATTTTTCTGCAAACCCTGCTCGCATGTCTTTAATAAGTATACGGCGATAAAAATCATTCCATTGCGATTTAGTTGCAATTTCCATAGCTAGTTTAACAGCATCACGAGCAGCATGACCGGTGAGCTCACGACGATATAATGATTCTGCTAACACTTTGAAGTTTTCCCAGCTCAGCCCCTGACCACTATCCTCTTCTTTGATTGGTACTTGCTTCACACCAAACGTGTAGAGTTTATCTAGACACATACGAAGACCTTCAAAAAACTCGTTTAGTCCTTCGTTCATGGCCTCTGCAAGAATAGCCTCCTTAGCCAATCGGCTGTTATCTGCTTCTAGGCGCTGGATAATGATTTCAGGTTGTGTTCTCATACGATTACATCTTTCTTAGTTTTACGACGATTGTTATAAACTTGATAACTGTGGTGCTCACGTACCCAATCGGCAAAGTTCTGCGGATTACGAGTAAACCAGGCTTTGATCTCTTTTGGTCCTACTAATTCAGTGCTAGTGAACACATAGATCTCATAGTGTCTATGAGCATTCATCTGTGCTCTAAGGACGAGATGTGTTAGCGGAAAACTAAAAGGCTTTTCAACTTTCTTGTTCTGTTTGATGCTGTCGAACAAGTGATTCTTGGCCCAGTTGTCAGGATTATGTTCCGTGATCTCCTGAAAGAACTCTACGCCTTCACAGTCCCAACTAACGATATAATAACGAGTACCAGATTCCATAGGAATTGATTCGTATTGATTTTCTAGCATAGTTGCTCCTAAGCGTTCACTATGACAATAGTATAACATTAAAGAAACAGATTGTCAATCACTTTCTAATAGTTGATCCAAAATGTTAGAAGTTTTGAGCTTTTCCTCTTTTGGATTTAATATATTTTCCAATCTGCGCTGACAGAAACCCAAATAGTCTAAGTCAATGTCCGTACCTATGCCATACATACCATTTTTAATCGCAGCCAAAATAGTAGTGCCCGTGCCAATGAATGGATCGTAGACCTTGCTGCCTTGGGCGATGCCCGAGAACTTGATGCACATGTCTGGCAGTTGTTCTGGGAATGTAGCAGGGTGTCCGCCACGCCCGCTTTCACGAGTACCTAGTTCTTCTTCACCTGCTTCTTTGGCTAGTTTGCTCACAGGAGTATATTGGATGTACCACGCATTGCCAATACATTTTTTTCGATCTGGATCCCAAGGCTTCTTAGCCTCATACTCTGCCATCAGCGTATTAAATTTGGTCCACAATTCGTCTGTGGCCCCTGCCTGGAAGTCTATCCAGGTTTTAAATCCTAATTTTTTAGCAGCCTTGCGACGATGTTCTGCGATGTGTCTGCTTTCACTGTATAGCTCTGGATATTTTTCGTGTGTGGTATTCCTATGCCCGATGGCTAGCCTATCTACTTTGACCGTGCCGTCTTTGGTAAAATGAAAGATACTTTCTGTGGTAGCAGAAGCATAGCGATCTGAGCTGATAGGCTTGTAAATACCGTAGCTTTGATCGTTGAGTAGGATATGCTTGACCCAAGTAAAGTTATTTTGTAATACGAATTCTTGACGGAAGACCTGTGCCACATCCATGGATACCCAAGGATCGTTGTTTGAATATCCTACATTGAGAAATAACTGCCCGTCATCTTTGAGCACACGTTTCATAGCCACAGCAACATCACGCATCCATTTGAGATAGCTTTCTCTAGGAAGATCGTCTTGATATTTGCCGTACTTGATGTCTAGATTATAAGGGGGAGAAGTTATGATGCATTCAATCGACTTCTCGGGCTGACTGTTCATCCATTCTATACAGTCTCTGTGAACAATTTCGTATCGTTGGTCCATTCTAGTAATCTTGCCTTTTCCGCTTTTTTGGGTTTGCCTGTAAACACAATATCGTATGCGTATTTATTATACAGGATTTCCATGGCCGTGTCAAGATTGACTTTGGATCCTTTAAAGAATTCAATCACATCCTTAACTCTGTCCAAACTAACATTAAAAGAACGACGACAATCATAGTCCAATTTGAAAGCCATTTCGTTGCCTACTATGCGTTTATGATCGTTGAACTGCCCACCATAGACCAAATTGGCAAAGAACACAGGTTTATCATTATACAAAACTTCTTTACCGCTTTGATGCCTCTTTTCAAAATACTCAGAAAAATGTTTTCCTTCTGTAGTTCCTTGATCGGTCTGCCCGGACCCTCCCACGGCCGCTGTTCCGCCTTTGTATTTCATACACCAAACGATAACTACATTTTTCAATTCAGTGATAGCATCGACCGAACGATTTGTCTTATAACTCATTTCACTGGCTGGACTGATCTTACCTGCTTTTTCATCTACAAACAGAGCACTAGGTCCTGTATCAGGCAACAGCAAAAATTCCTCAGGCTTGACACCAAAGTCGTTAACTAGGCGTAGCTTGCCTAATTTCTCTGTAGGCTTTGAACCGTCTGTGAATGGAAATTCTAATTGATTATCAATGTCCGAAATACCTTTGTTAGTATCTTTCATTAAACGGTTAATAGCAATGCGTCGACTAGGTGTATCTTTGCCTAGAATATCGTCTAGATATTCCTGTTCTGCGAATCCTGCGAACGAAGCACTGCTTTTAAGCAAATTGCTAAGGCGAACATACATTTTTGCTTCTTCGCCTTTGAGCTTATTGCTGCCTTTTTTAAGAGCAGCTAAGAGATTTTTAGCAGTATCCTTGGCCTGATTAAAACTGTTAGGACGGAATACAGTCTGTTGGAGTTTTTCAATATGATCAACTTCGTTTGGATTCATTAAAGAGAATTTTGTAAGTTTCATAATTGACAGTATAACAGGACCTTAAGGTCCTGTCAAGTAATTTGGTATGCTATCCCCAAATAGTTTGCCCAACTCGAATGTTGCAAATGATAACCACGTTGCTTACGTTTCTCTACCAAATCCCAAAAGTGAGGTTTGTAAGGTGTCTGTTTTGGTTTCATCTTACCGACATGAGCAGCTTTGCGATAATTGCAGAGCTTACAGGCTGTAGTAGAGTTTTCCCAAGTGGTTTTGCCGCCTTTGCTAACAGGCAGAACATGATCCAATGTCGCTGTTTGATCGTTGACTTCACAACCACAGTATTGGCATGCGTATCTATCACGTAAGAAGATATTACGCTTTGATAGGCGCATGGTATTTTTTGGTTTTTGATATTCTTTCAGCAGCAAAATAGCTGGCACTTTGGTTTCCCAACGTGCAGATCTAACAATCCAGTCGTCATGCCACTCTAGCACTTCTGCTTTGTCCAAAACCATATAACGTATGGCTTCCTGCCAATCTACGATAGATAGCGGAAGTAAGCTGATTGGTTGCATGTCTGCATTTAATATTAATGTTGCCATTTTTTTACTACAAAAAAGTATTTAACTTATGTTTGAAGACTCGTTATTATATACTCAGATTAAGAAGAAATCAAGCACTTGTACATATAATTATTATACGCTATACTTTAATTTTACAAACAAAGGAAGATAATGGCCCTAGTACCAGTAGTTATTGAATCAACCAGCAAAGGCGAAAGAGCCTACGACATTTATAGTAGACTATTAAGAGAACGGATCATCATGTTGAACGGGCCTGTAGAAGACCACATGGCCAATCTTGTTGTAGCACAAATGCTGTTTCTCGAATCAGAAGATCCAAATAAAGAGATTAATCTGTTTATCAATTCCCCGGGAGGAGTTGTTACTGCCGGACTAAGCATATACGATACTATGCAGTTTATTCGATGCGACGTGGCTACCTATGTAATGGGCCAGGCCTGTTCAATGGGCAGTTTTCTAGCCCAATCTGGCACAGCAGGTAAACGTTTTATGCTGCCCAATGCTAGACACATGATCCATCAACCCAGTGGGGGTGCCAGAGGTATGGCATCAGATATTGAGATCTCTTACAAAGAAATCATGTACATCAAGAAACGTTTAACAGAACTATATGTTAAACATAATACCAAAGGTAAGACCTATGAAGAATTTGAGAGAGATATGGATAGAGATTTCTTTATGAGTTCAGAAGAAGCTCTTGATTATGGACTCGTAGACAAAATTATAGAGAAAAGACCATGAATTTACAAACTAAAGGACAGGTAAAAAAAGGATGGGGATTCGAAATCGTTTTTGCAAACAACGACAAATATTGTGGAAAATTATTAGTCTTTGATAAAGTAGGTGCTAAAACAAGTTTGGTGTTCCATAAGGACAAAGCCAAAAGTTGGTTCATAAACGCAGGAAAGTTTAAAATTAAATTTATCGATATCAGTACTGGGGAAGTCAAAGAAGTTATATTGGAAGAAGGAAAAACAGTCGACTTCGGTCCACTAAGTCCACATCAGATTGAAGCTCTGGAAGCTAATTCGATAATCTTTGAAGTGGGTACTGCTGATTACATCGAAGATCGATTTAGACTTGCACCTGGTGATACACAGATTTCAGTGCCGTGATCAGATCGCTCATTATCGCGTCGTCATGGAATGGAGTAGGACTAAAGCGCAGCCGTTCAGTACCAACGGCAACAGTAGGATAATTAATCGGCTGTACATAGATGTTATAGTCCTCTAAAAGTTTATCGCTCATGACTTTGCATTTTTTAGCTTCTCCTACTAACATAGGAACGATATGAGTGGTAGAACAAGACATCACAGGTAGTTCGTTTTCTTTTAGTAATTGTTTCAATTTAACTGCACGTTCTTGATGTCTTACTCGTACTTCGTTATGATCCTTTAACCATTTAACTGCTGCTAAGGCACCAGCACAGGCCACAGGACTCATAGAAGTTGTAAAGATAAATCCAGCAGCTACAGAACGGATAGCATCAACGACATCAGCATCGGCGGCGATATAACCACCTTGGACTCCGTAGGCTTTTCCTAATGTGCCATTGACTATGTCAATACGGGATTCGAGCCCCAGTTCTTCAACCTTCCCACCACCGTGGGTACCATAGAGTCCTACCGCATGTACTTCGTCTATGTAAGTTATAGCCTGATATTTGTCTGCGAGATCACAGATTTGTTTGATAGGACTTACATCGCCATCCATGCTGTAGACTGATTCAAACACAATGCAGGGAGTGAATCCCGCCAATCTGCTATGACTTAACTTGTCTTCTAAATCTTGTAGGTCGTTGTGTTTGAAGATTTGTTTAGGTGCCCGACTATGTTGTATACCAACTATGAGGCTGTTGTGATTATTGGAATCTGAGATAAACTGTATATCGGGTATGATTTTACTTAGGGCTATGATAGTCCATTCATTGGCCACATAGGCGGAGCTAAACAGCAATGCTCTACTTTTATTGTGCAACATTGCCAACTCATATTCTAAGGCCACATGATAATGGCTAGTGCCGCCAATATTTCGAGTACCGCCCGATCCCGAACCCGTTTGATCTAAGGCGGTGTGCATAGCATCCAAAACTACCTTGTGCTGACCCATGCCTAGATAATCATTTGAGCACCAATTAACTATAGTTTTAATGTTGTAGGGTCCGTACCAGATAGCTTTAGGAAAATCTCCTCGTTCACGGATAATATCATTGAACACGCGATATTTCCCTGTATCCTTGAAGTCTAATATGAGTTTTTTGAAGGGTTCTTTGTTTATCATATAAGGTATTTACCGATAAATATTTGATAGAGGATTTGACTATGGCAGATATCGTACAACTAGACGTACCACTATTCATTAGACTACTAGAATACAGTAGAGAAGAAATCAAACAAGATGCAGACATACACGATCTTGCACAGGCTGTGATTGATATGAGCAGCCAAGGCCCTATCACTATGGCAGATTATGATAAATTACTATCATTTATGCATACGCAGGGCAAACCAGCAGATGAAGAATTCGCTCCTGATGATATCCGTAGATTCCGTCAAATCGTTGATCTAGCAGATTCAGGTGAACAGACAGAATATTCTAACACACCTAAAGAAGAATATGCGGGAACAGATGCAGTGACTACAGCAGCAGGCGGTGGAGTAAATGCGCCAAAACATATCCAAGATATCAGAGGCGATAGTCTTAGAATTCATGGAGACAATTAATGGCCAACATAACTGTAAAATACAAAGGCCTTACAGGATCTCAGGGATCCATAGTCATTGACAATGGAGAAAGTCTTGACAGTTTGATTTCGCAGATAGCTGCTGCTGAAGGAATAACTGAAACTGATTACTATAGGATTTCTTTGAACAGGAATTATGATATTAATGATAATGTACAGGGAGATAGTTCAAATACATTGGCGACACTAGGAGTAATCACAGGTGATGAATTTCTTTGCACACCTAAACAAGAAGGAACTAGAGAGTACAGGCAAATACAGAAACTAGATATCGCCGCCGCTAAAAGATTAGATACATATGACAGAGATCAGTTGCCTACAAAATATGTAAACAACACAGTTGTTGATAATCCTAATGTTGGCGGACTAGTAGCAAACAGACCCTGGAATTAAAATGCCAATCTTAAATCCCAATAGTACAAACTACGTTCATCCGTTTGAGCCTAATCTCTCAGACCTTCATACGGCTATGGACTACCTGAACACGGGCGAACCTGCGCTGAGAGTAATTTCTAACTTTCAAGGCAACATCGTCGTACAAGGTGATATCAATATTGATACTAATATTAATGTTGCTTCAATGCCTCCTGTTGACATCAATTCAATGCCAGAAGTCAGCGTGTTCACGGATTCCGGCAACACGCTGGCCATACAGGGCACAGTGACCATTGACAACACCTGTCTGGCAGTAGAAAACTGTTTCGGCACATCGCTGAAGATAGAAGGTCTTGTGGGGCTCATCTCAGGTGAAGATCCTGTGAGCCTTACCAATCCCTTGCCGGTGTCATTGGGCGATGTCTGTATCTCAGTGCAGAATTGTGGCACGGATGGAGTGTTAAATGTCAGTGGTGCTATCACAGTAGAAGGTGTGGCTGTCACTTTAGAAAATCCATTCCCTGTAGATCTCCGCAACACCTGCATAGGTGTAGAAAATTGTGAAGGTACTATATTAGATGTAAACATCACCAATACCTGTTTAGAGATACAGAACTGCGGCGAAGGCAGTCTCAGTATCTACGGCAACGTGGGACTGCTGGTAGGAGGACAACCTCTAGCCACGGGCAATCCCATACCAGTAGACATCACAGACACCTGCCTCAAGGTCATGAACTGCGATGATACCAGATTGAACGTCAATGCTAATTCTATAATCCTTGTCAACGAATTGCCTGTGGCGGGCGGCAATCCTTTACCAGTGATATTTCCAGAAGGTACATGCATACCTGTTACGAACTGCGGTGAAGATGGGGTGTTAAGTGTTTCTGGAAATATCACCGTAGAAGGTGTGGCTGTCACCGTAGAGAATCCATTCCCCGTAGACCTGCGCAACACCTGTATAGGTGTGCAGAACTGCGAAGGCGACATATTAGATGTAAACATCACCAATACCTGTTTAGAAATACAGAACTGCGGCGAAGGCAGCCTCTCCGTCAACGGTATCGTGCAGATACAGCACGGAGAATTTCCAGTAGATTTGGGCAATCCCCTGTCTGTGAATATCATGAACACCTGCCTTGGGGTACAGAACTGCGAAGGCACGGTTCTCCAGGTAACTGGAGATATTGTTATCACTACAGGAGATTCTACACCGATCAGCGATGAAAATCCCCTGCCAACTCTGCTGCGTAATACCTGTCTCAATGTACAGAACTGTGAAGGCACCAGCCTAGAAGTAAAACTCACTGATGGTTTAAACGACATTGGTTTAGTGCTGAATGACAACGATGGTCAAGATGATAACACTTGGTCGGTGCCCGTGGAAAACTTCAACATGATATGGAATGGTGAGAGTTGGGATCGCATGCCGGGTAACGCTGTGAGCGGAGTACTGGTAAACATATCAAATAGTTGTTTAAATGTGGCTAACTGCGCAGACACAGTGCTGAACGTGGCAGGTGATATGAATCTGCTGATCAACGGCAGCGAAGTCACCGCAGACAATCCCGTGCCAGTCGCATTTCCAAACTGCGTTTCAGTGCAGAACTGTGGAGAAGGCAGTCTCAGTATCTACGGCAACGTAGGATTAGAATATGATGGACAGGTCGTCAGCGATGAACATCCTTTGCCTGTCACAGGCACATTTGAAATTGGCGGTACTAATCTAGATGCGTTCGCTCGCCTGCGTGTGAGCAATCCTTTCACACTGTTTGATGGTGCTCTGCGATACAGAGACGATCCCTTCAAGTGGAGCCAGTCTACCAGTGGTGGCGGTAGCAGCATAACATTTAACACCAATACCAGCACGATCACGATGAACTGTGTAGGAGCAGGAACCTGCGTGAGAGAAAGCAAACGTGTGTTCAGTTATCAGCCTGGCAAGAGCCTGCTGATCATGGCCACTTTCGTTATGATGACTCCCACCGTGGGCGTACAGCAGCGTGTGGGATTCTTTGGCGCACAGAACGGCGTGTATTTTGAAGCCAATGACGCAGTCCTGTATATGGTCATACGCAAGTACACCGGCGGTATAGTAGACGACAATTCAGAAAAAGTCTCACAGGCCAACTGGAACGGAGACAAGCTCAACGGCACGGGCCCCAGCGGTATCACACTGAATGTCAGCAAGGCACAGATATGGTGGTGCGACATAGAATGGCTGGGAGTGGGATCAGTGCGCTGTGGTTTCATCATAGGTGGTGAATTCATAGTCTGCCATACCTTCCATCACGCTAATGTCTTGGCTTTGGTCTATATGACCACTGCTACGCTGCCCGTGCGCTATGAACTCACCGTGGTAGAAGAAGGAATCGCTAGCATGCAGGCCATATGTTCAACAGTGATCTCAGAAGGTGGTTATGTGAATCGCAGCCTGCCCAGAGCAGTGGGCACATCACTGACCGGAAAAAACCTAACAGATACTGCGTATCGTCCTTTGGTGTGCATCAGGCTGAAGAGCACCAATCTAGATGCTGTGGTGGTGCCCTCAAAGTTTGAAGTGTATGGCTTACAGAATCAACCATTTTCATATAGGATCATATTGAATCCTACACTGACCAACGACAGTTGGAATTCCGCAGGCACGGACAGTTCCGTGGAGTATGACATAGCCGCTACAGCATTGGCCGGAGGTACGGTGATAGATCAAGGTGTGTTTGTGGGCTCCAACAAGGGAGGCAGCGCCACTATCACTAGCACAGAAGTAGATTTCGCACAGCAGTTGGGCAGGACCTTAGCGGGAGTGTCAGACATATGGTGCCTAGCAGCCATGGCCACTTCTAACAACGATGATGCCATAGGTGTAGTCAGTTGGCAGGAGCATGCATAATGAGAAAATACATACAGATACTGGAAGCGGCTAACAAGGGCTGTCCCGTCGCCACCTACGATATAGATGTTAACTTAAAGAACAGACAGAAGGCTATAGACGAATATCACTACGGTCCTGCTAATCCCGATGAGCCAGAATCATATTGGAAGGCAGCGGCAAAACGATGGGGCATCACAGAGAAGACTGCTCGCACAATGAAGTGCGGAAACTGTGCTGCTTTTGATGTGTCAGACAAGATGTGGAAGTGTATAGAAGATGGCATCAAGGGAGACAGCAAGGAAACTGATGCAATGGCAACTATTCATAAGGCAGACTTAGGCTACTGTAATTTCTTACATTTCAAATGCGCAGGCAGTAGATCGTGTACCGCTTTCGTAACAGGCGGTGCTATTGATGACAAGGATCGCACAGAATAATCTATAAGGAGGAGCGAAAAATGAATAATATCGTGGATGATAACGATCTATACTTTAGATTAAAAGGCAACTGTGAATACTGTCATCATTTAGCACATTGCCATCATTCTTGTTTAGATGAAGCTTGCGACCATTGTACAGAATGTGGTTGTTTGACCTGTAAATTAGAAACAGAAAAGAATCTAGGATACAATTAAAATGTTCCAAAGGCATGAAGTTCACCTCATGTCAAATCCATCTTGTGTAAAAAAAATAGAAAATCTAGCAGCTGAAGATTTTCGTTATTATGACAAGGACGGATTTGAATTAAATTTTGCAGAGCAAAAATTTTATGCCGCCATGGGATTTCCTATTTGGTACGATTGTCTAAATCATCACTGTTGGCAAGAACCTTGGTTCTATCTCGATGATAATCTACAAGGATTGATTTTAGATCATAGCTTATTTCTATGTCGTTGTAATTACGAAAAAGAAGCAGCAGAACAACTTAAAGATCTCAAACCTAACATACCAACAGCTGATTTGTTGTTAAGAACAAAAAGAAAATGGGGATTTGATTTTGCTCTTGATGCTGTAGCAAGCGACGGTACCGTGTACGAAGTGCTACATATCGAATATGATCACTATGACTATGAGCAATTTAAAAACAAATTCATTCATTTTGAATGGACTGTTAGACATACAGATTGGCAAGATGTTGCTAAACGTATCTGGGAAAAAAAGTCCGAGTGGGAAAATCTCAGAGGATTTGAACAAAATAATTGGAAATCAAACTATCTTTTAGGATGGTGCAAATCTGAATTTACTGAAAAATCAATATAAATATAGGTTATAAGGATCGAACATGAAAAAACTACTTTTATTATTCTTAGTTGTTCCGATGCTAGCATTTGCACAAAAGCAGCCCAAAGGTATTACTTATGATGCACAAATTTTACGAGTGAGTGATGGCGATACTATTGTTATCGCCGCTCCCTTTTTACCACAGCCACTTAAACCTGAGCTTGCCGTCCGAATTTACGGCGTCGACACCCCAGAAAAAGGTCACAGAGCCCAGTGTGCCAGTGAAGCCCAGCGAGGTGAAGCTGCCTCCGCTTTTACCAAAAATCTCGTGTCAAAGGGACAACAATTTCAGGTTACTCTGTACGGTTGGGATAAATTTGGCGGTAGAGTTTTAGGGGATATCATTGTTAACGGACAAAGTGTGCGTCAGGCATTAATAGCCAACGGTTTCGCACGTGAATACTATGGTGAGGCAAAACAAAGCTGGTGTAACTAATATGCAAACTAACGGTTATAAAATTTTCGCAGATCTATTAGAAAGCTATGTTGACGAAGCTTCTACTTCTTTGAGCCTTATCTCTGGTACGCCCGGTGGTCAAGAAGTAGTTAAGTATCTACATAAAGATATGAAGTTGGCTCATAATCAAGATTATAGACAGGTAGATAAAATTTCTTGGAGTGAACTCAAAGAGCCTTATCGCGGTAGCTGGGTGATCATCGTAGGATCAAAAGGCACAGGTGCTATCAGATCTCGCAGGGATACCTACGATGCTGTCAGCAGCACAGGCGGATCTGTTGAAAACACATCAGACAGCAGAGGGGGTAATATCCTAGACTTCCTCAAAATCAATATCGGCAAATTGCAGAAGTTCTATGTTGGGCGTAATACATCTTCTGTGGACGATACACAACAGAAACGTCGTGATGCCAAAGCAGGCATAGAATCAAAGATGGATCAAGAGATGTTGATGAAGAAATTCAAACCTCTATGGACCAAAGCCATACAAGCTGCTATAGCAGACATCAAAGGTCATATTGCCAATCAGATAAAGAACGATGCTTTTGACAAAGCCAAACGTAAACTATCTCAGGTAGAAATCCTACAACAGGCATTAGAATCGTTAGAAAACAGTACAGCGGCTGATACGCCTGGATCAGTGAGATCCGCTATCAATATAGCAGTGTTGATGGCAGCTAGCAATCATTATCCGGAACAGACTGGATCAATCACCAGAGGGTACAGCAGCAGTTATAGCGCACAGAATAGTGAAGGTCCGCAACAATTATTAAAAGATCTAGCCAACGGCGATCAAAGGAAACTCAGTACCGTGTTAGGATTCTTTAAAAGGGCATTGATCACAGGATGAAACTAAATCAAATTGTTCTTGAAGCTAACATGGCAGTTAAACTCAAAGATCCCAAAACAATCAAGATGTTAGGTATCGCTATGCGCCATGACCATACTCTGCCAAAGAACAAGGTGGCAGCTATGGGAACCAAACCCACAGATGAAGATATCATTAAACTGTGGAGTGAAGTGTTAGATGACAGTCTTAGAAGCACAGACTACGGTGATATTTCTGCAGATGGTAAGTTTGATGATTGGCTCACTCGCCTGTATGTCAACGGCAATGTAGACTATGAAGATATCAACGGCGAAGGTGGTGATGCACTAGGAGCTTGGAAGGCACTGAGCATCCGCGGCAAACTTAAAGAACCGCATCAAGACTTTAATAAATTTAAAAACCTGCGTCAAATACAGAGTATAATACAGAGTAGAGAATATAGAGATGAGCTACAGCGTATCAAAGACGCAGAAGTCATAGAAAAACACAAGCGTGAAAAGAAAGAAATCACCATAGTCGATGATGAACGATTCCTAGTAGTGGTTCCTTTCAATTACGGTAGCTGTTATACATTCAATAACTCAGCAGGATTCCAAGCATCCTTCTGTACAGGTTCTAGTTCCGGCGCTACGTGGTTCGAACGCTACGCACCAGATGGTCCTATCATCAGCGTCATAGACAAAGACAATGCAGATGATGTTAACGGTAAATGGCAGATCCATGCCCCAACAGATCAAATCAACAACGGTAATCAAACAGTGAGAAAGGACAGTGTGTTCGCTGAACTATTTCCCGGATTGATGAAAAAGATTGTAGCAGGGTTGAAAGCCAATGCAGGAGAAATCGCAGCGGCCAGCAAAGAAATAGCTCGCGGTGGCTATGATGTCAATGCAGCGATATCTGATTTAAAACAAAAATTTCCTTTGTCTTTTGCGTCTGGCGAAGAAAAGAAGAAAGATAATGAATTGGAACAGGATGCCAATGACGGTCCAGGAACTTATCTAGTGACACAATTAGCATCAGGCAAGACTGCACGTATCGAAGGCGAAAGTCGAGCTGATGTTCTAAATAAACTAACCACACGCTATCCTGATAGTACAGAAGCAGACTACACTATCGAGAAGCAAAACTAACACACCTTAGGACCCGTTTAATTACGGTGTGTGTGCCCGGCTGCTGGGCGAGAATGATAGTAGGAGTCGTGCCCGAGCACATTCTCGAGTGAGCATTTTTGTTAGGCTATATGAAGACTATAGCGATATTTGTACATCACCCATTGTGTTCCGTGCAGTCCGTAAACGGAATCATACAGTCTTTATCCCCACACTATCGTTTTAAAATATTCACCAAGCACGACATAGAAGATACATACTTCAACGATGTAGACTGTGTATGTTTTCCAGGAGGTTTAGGTGATAGTGACAGATTTGATGTTGTTCTCGATAGGCATGTTGATCCCGTTCGCAGTTGGATCAAGAACGGTGGCAAGTACCTCGGGATTTGTTTGGGGGCTTATTGGGCTAGTCATTACTACTTTGATATTCTTGATCCAGGCACCAGAGTCGAACAATACATCAAACGCCCCAACTCAGACACAAGACGCTCTCATGCCAAAGGACAGTTGGTCAGCTGGCAAGGGCAACTAGAACGAATGTATTTCTATGACGGCTGTGCTATTATTGGCGATAATATGGACGTTGTGGCTACTTATAGCAACGGTGATCCTATGGCTGTTATACAAGGGCAAGTTGGGCTGATAGGTTGCCATCCGGAAAGCCAACAGGATTGGTATGACTATTATTCTTGGATGCCTAGACATTGGCACCAGGGACGACACAATCAACTGCTGTTGAACTTCGTCAACAGACTATTTGGTGATTAGATCAAAAACTTCTTTCCAGTTCTTGACTCTAGGGATATCTGGATGTTCATAATCCATATTATGCCCGTGTTCCATCAGCAGAGATTTTAATCCCCGCTTTTGGCCTGCGACAGCATTGGTGATCTTATCTTCAATCCACCAATAACCCTTATCCTTATAAGCATCCAAGACATCGTCTTTGTCTGCGCCTGTTTCCAATATGATAAATTTGGTAAACGCAGTTTCCCCAAACAGTTTACGCAGATTCATCTTGCGTAGTTCCTGCGCATTTTCATCCGAACTCATACTTGTGATACAGTGAAACACGAAACCATGTTCTTCGTGTAATCGTTTGACATAAAACATAGCATCACGCAGAGGAGGAAGGAATCCCATATGCGCAGATTCGTTAAACATTTTGATCAGCTTTTTAGCCTGATCCTTTTCGATGCCATAGCGTTTTCCTATGTTGTATTTGAATTGAGAATCTTCAGTTTTTTGAAAACCGTGCTGTTCCATCCATACCGAGAAAGCATATTCCCAATCTAATAAGACACCGTCCGCGTCAGTTAAAATGATTTTTTTCATACTGTAATATCTACGTTTTGTCCTAGATTTTTTTCAAGTTCTCTTGCCCGCTGAGTGTTTTCTACTCTAAGTCTTTCGATGTGTTGTTGGTGATCAATTCTATTTTGGTAGAGATTTTGATCCTTAATATGGTTTAGATATAATTGATATTCTTCAAAGTATTTGGCAGAGACTGAATTGATTTTCATAGTGTTATTATATACTCAGTTAATTAATTTGTCAATCTTTTGTGCAGAGCCATAAATACTGGCACACACAAGGAGTATCAAAATGGATAAACGTACACAGAGACAGCAGGCTCTACAACAAGATTGGGCCACAAACCCAAGATGGAACGGAATCAAAAGACCCTACACAGCAGAGGAAGTCGTGCGCCTACAAGGCTCAAAGACTTACCCAAATCAGTTTGCCGTCGAACAAGCCAATAAACTATGGCGACTATTAAATGAAGAACCATATGTAAATACATTAGGAGCCTTGACAGGCCTGCAGGCCCTACAGCAGGTTAAAGCAGGATTAAAAGCCATATATCTTTCGGGATGGCAGGTTGCCGCAGATGCTAATTTGGCAGGTGATATGTATCCAGATCAGAGCCTATATCCAGCTGACTCTGTACCAGCAGTGGTTAAAAAGATTAATAACGCATTTGCCAGAGCAGATCAAATATCATGGAGCGAAGGTAATGAGAGAGATTTCTACGCTCCTATAGTAGCAGATGCAGAAGCAGGATTCGGAGGTGTACTTAATGCCTACGAACTTATGAAGGACATGATAGATGCAGGAGCGGCAGGAGTACACTTCGAAGACCAGCTGGCCTCAGCGAAAAAGTGTGGACACATGGGAGGAAAGGTCTTGGTACCTACAAAGGAAGCTGTCAACAAATTGGTGGCCGCTCGCCTTGCAGCTGACGTTATGGATGTTCCTACCCTCGTTATTGCTCGTACTGATGCCGAAGCTGGTAATCTACTTACTAGTGATATTGATGATAATGACAGGCCTTTTCTTACTGGCGAACGTACTGTGGAAGGCTTCTATCGAACAAAGAATGGATTGGAACAGGCAGTCAGCAGAGCAGTCGCTTATGCAAGTTACGCCGACCTTGTCTGGTGTGAAACAGGCCGACCTGATCTTAAGTTTGCAAGAGAATTCGCAGAGAGAGTCTACAAGCACCATCCAAATAAAATGTTAGCCTATAATTGTTCACCTTCGTTTAACTGGAAGAAGAATCTAGATGACAACACTATCGCCAAGTTTCAACGTGAACTAGGCGCAATGGGATACAAGTTCCAGTTCATCACTTTAGCAGGTTTTCATAATCTAAATAATGGTATGTTTGAACTGGCCTATGGCTATGCACGACAAGGTATGACTGCTTTTGTTGAAATGCAAGAACGTGAATTTGCCAATGCGGCCATAGGTTTTGAAGCAGTCAAACATCAACGCGAAGTAGGCACAGGCTACTTTGATCTGATAACTACTACTGTAGAGAAAGATGCTTCGACACAGGCTCTAAAAGGAAGCACAGAAGAGGAACAATTTCATTAATGTTAGAAACCATTTGCGATATTCTAGTAGAAGCATATAAACGCAATTGGATCACGAGTAGAGATGGCAACATCTCTATTCGTCATCACGACCGTGATCACTTCTATGTAACTCCCAGTGGTGTGCGTAAACAGACTATGCAACCCGATCAATTTAAAAAAATCAAAATACTTTCTGATAGATATTGGGAAGAAATGATCTATTCTGAAATCTCTTCAGGACTGCATCCTACAGGCGAAATGCCCTTGCATTTTGGGCTACAAAAAATGATACATACTGATGATGTTCGTGTAGTAACGCATATTCATCCTACCTACATCGTGGCTGCGATGCATGCCGGTATCGAGTTAAGTGATCTGGTGAAACATTTTCCGGAACTTAGTAGATATACTAGAGTAGCACCTAATGTAGGAGATGTTCCTCCTACATCGCAAGAACTAGGCGATCAATGCCATGAAAAGTTGGGTTTAAATCCTACGACTGGTGAGATTAAGTACGATATCGTAGGTATCAAAGGGCATGGAGTTGTAGCCATAGATCAGTCTCCATGGAGATCCTTCGAACACATCGAGCGACTGGAACACATCTGTAAAATAGTTCTAGCTTCTGGGAACTACTAATGTTAACAATCATATATACCTTGGTGATGGTACAAATCACCATAGCTTGTGTTACTTTATATCTACATCGTAGCCAGGCACACAGAGCAGTGCAATTTTATCCTGCGGTCTCACATTTCATGAGATTTTGGTTATGGCTAACCACTGGTATGGTAACTAAAGAATGGGTGGCTATACATCGTAAACATCATCAGCGCAGCGACCAAGAAGGAGACCCGCATTCACCTCAGATATATGGTATCTGGCGTGTGCTGTTTGGCGGAGCACTGCTATATGTGCAGGCTGCGAAAAATAAAATACTTCTAGAGGAACTAGGCACAGGCACGCCCAACGACTGGATAGAAGAACACTTATATACCCCGCACAGTCGCCTAGGGATTCTCATAATGTTGATCATAGATCTTGCTCTTTTTGGCCCTGTGGGATTCGTGGTCTGGGGTGTTCAAATGCTGTGGATACCTTTCTGGGCAGCTGGAGTTATCAACGGACTGAGCCATTGGTGGGGATATCGCAACACAGACACCAAAGACACTAGCCGTAATCTTTGGCCTTGGGCTGTATGGATAGGTGGTGAAGAACTGCATAATAATCATCAC